GTAAAGTTACATGTCTGTTCTTTTTAAACGTACAAGCGGGTTGATCCAAGACCCAGCTTAGCCTATACAGCGTCATAGTATAGAGGTGGTTAGCCTTCCACTGTGTAAGATAAAAAGAGCTGTATGCGCTACCTGTTGAACGATCCGGGTAGCGATACAAGAGTGGCCAGCCGACCTTAACCATGAGGATCTGGCTACGATCGCCTACTTTTATGGTAGGCGTGGTTCATATCCCACATCTGATATGATGACTTTCCTATTTTCAAAGAAAATAGGGCTTTGTCCAGCTGAGGACCGGTACTTTCCCATTTCTTTCCGTTAAAAGAACGAGGGGCGCTCTCTGTTTCCAGGAGAGAGAGGACAAAACAAACCTGGAAAACCAAATAAAATTTAATTCGGCTTGGTTGTAGAGTGTGAACTACAACCGATACCAAAGCTGAGCCTGTACAATGGTGAACTAAGGCTTAAAATAATGGTTCACCCGAGTTGCTCCGATTTTCCCTAGTCGTGGTAAGGCAGCTAATCCATTGTTTGGTATTTTTAGGATCTATTTAAAAATACTATGCGGGTAACACTACTTTTCCTTACAAAAGTGCGCGCATTAGATGGGAATTTGAAAGGAATTTGAATGTTCCTCACAGTGGTTAAGTGAGAGAGCATTCGAGAAAACCGAACGTTAACCCGTCGTCCCAGACGGTAGTGGGAAGGCAGTTAGGGATCTGAGCCTTTAAGCAAAAACCGGGACAAGCCTACATACGAGAGTATCGACTAGTATTGGTGATGGATCTAGGGTACTCGTCGGATGGCTTGTTTGTCACCCTTTAAGGGCGTGAAAGGGGGTGTGGCGCTCCCACACAAACTCATCGCTCCTAGCACCTGCGGACTACGGTGGAATGGCATCGTAGATCTTAAGTAAACTCCATTCGAAAAAATAAAAAATCTGGAAAGAGTTCGGAGTCAACTCATAATGACTCCAAAAATGGTTTGAGCGTTGAAGAAGAGACCAGGACTCTTCCTAGACAGTTAGTCTCCATTCAAAGGACTAGTAAAATTCACATCTTCAAGAAGGATGGAAAAAGTGAATTAGACTTGAAGGGACAAGTCAAATCACTCATTTCCGCCGGTAATTCATTTATTACCTACAGAGATGTGAATAGGGGAAATTATCTCAATTTCATGAGGGCCCCTACCATGCCCTCAAAGATTAAAAAGAGGAGACATGTTGTTTCACGGCCTCTCTCTACCATAGAGGCCAACAAAGAAATCAATTGGGAAACATCTCACTATTCTCTCAAAGTGAATGCCCCAATTGTTGAGTGTTCCTTTGATGGTAAGTTATCAAAGGACACAACAACTGCTCGTAGTGTTGCCATTAGGCAACGTGCAATGTTGACTGTACATCAACCTCGCACGAAGAAGAGCAGTTTGAAAATTCTTTGTGGAAAATTCCTCTGGGAACAGAAGATACCAAAGGAACGGACTAAGGAAGAATTTTCTCTTTCGCAAATAGGAATATTTGCGGAAGTTTCACTAAATGCTGAGACTTTGGCTCATTGGGCCGAAAATATTCTCGAGCATTTGAATGGTAAAATGGAAAATAAGTTTCTTACCAACTTTTCCTATATTTTACCATTCGTAGTAAAACTGATTGATGGTGAGCCTGAGGATAACCTTAGGGTTATTGAGATGGCATACCAGATTGTACAGGAATTAGGTGCAATCAGTTTTGTAAATAGTCAACGCCTAGTTCAAAATAACATTAGGAATGGTTCAATTGATCCTAAATTCAAAAATAGGGTTGTGTATATCGTAGAGGGTCGTAAATACGATTACACGGCTGCTGTTGATGAATTGGTTCATCAGCTATTTCTCTATTTTGGTTTACCAGAGAGAAAGAAAGCTATTGAGCCTAAAGTTCTATGGGACAAGAAAATGTTAAAATATTTCTTTAGTATTTTGACATCTCGTTTCTATAGAGCTTATAATAGGAATATTAAATTGAATATTTCTAATGTTTTAAAATATAATTTAAGTGCTGCCATTCCTTGGTTGGATACTTCGTTTTTCGGACCAGTGGAAAAACAAGGAATGGGCACTAATAGTGTTCTCCTGCTATTAGCAGGATATCTGGGAGCAGCTCTTACTCAAAAATTGATTTCTATCTCTGAGATGATTTTACAAGAGGTATCTAAATACCTTGCTAAATATTATCTTGGAAGTAGAATATGGTCAATGTATGAGGGCCAAATCCAAGACTTCATGAACCAGCTTCGGCAGGAACATGAACGAATGATGGAGGTGGAGACAGGATCAGACGATGAATGGACCGAGCAACATGACAATGGTCTATTTCAGAGTCTTTTTCAGACTCCAGAACCTCAAGGTATGGACAATAAGGGTTTCTTCTTTTCTTTAATTAGAAAAGTAGAACAGCTTCTGGATCTCACTGATGATGGGGGCACTCTGGACTACTTTAATAAAGTAGAAGCACGGATCCATAAGAAAACTCGTGCCATCAAAAGAATTTATTATCTTTTGTGGGCTGTAGTTGATTGGGTCTGGATCAGAGTGTTTGGAGAACACCATCCCTGGGGACCTTTCGCAACCGAATTACGTGAAGCTGCTAGGTGGATGAAGGCTGTGGAGGAACTCAAAATTAACGGTTTTGCTTATAAAGTAAAAACCGATAAAACACTTCAAAAGTTGGGAGAAAAAACTCTGAAAGACGGATATGAGATTGCACGGCGCATTCTTGAAGGGTGTGTCAAATCTTATTATTCAGTCTTTATGGAGAATCTTACTTGGCTTAATAACTTGATGGAACATGTTATTAGGTCCAAGTATATATCTCCCGATCGGGATGAACCAGTAGTTGTACTACTTGTTGGTCCTGCTGGAAGTGGGAAGAGTTCCACAATAGACCTCATCACCTCAGCACTTTGCCAACATATGGGGGTAGAATATACAAGGAGCCAAAGGTATGAGCGAAAGACGGAAAATGTTTACTGGAGTGGTTACAATGAGCAGATTGTAACTTCTGTAGATGACATTTTCCAACTGGATGACTATGCGTCAAAAGGACGCGAGGCTCTTGAGCTCATACAGATGGCAAATTGTTGCCCATACCCACTGCACATGGCTGATATTTCTGAGAAGAATACAGTCTTTTTCAAATCTCCTTTCGTAATCCTGACTACGAATCTTACGAATTTTCGTAATATTGGAGTATCATCTGTTCAGGCCTTCGCAAGAAGGATATCAATGATATTTCATGTGTCAGGAGGAGCGGAGATACTTGAAAAAACCTTCTCTGAGTGTTTCATTGACAAGGACTATAATATAGTTCGAACTGCCAATGAATTAAACTTCACCCAAATGGAAGAAGCTATTTGGGAGGAGTCACAAAAGAAGAAGGAATATTCTCCTCACAAGGCAGCCATGGCCTATAAAATACGTGTTGAGCGTCAATGGAATCCATTCAAAACTATTGGCAGTTACTTTGCTGATGGTGTGAATGAGAAAATCCCGGATTTATTTAAATCCTTTAGAGACTGTTCAACTGAGTGGTATTACGATATTGTAAACCACATAAAATCCAATACTTCTTATTTGAAGATTGGAGCGTGTTTGTTGGCAGCAGGGGCAGCTTTCATTACTTCAGTGAAAGCTATTACCTCTATGGTGAGATGGATGAGAGGTCCCAAGAAAAGAAGGGATAGGAAGAAATTAAGTCGGTTCTATTCTGAACGGGCTTATTCTTCTGAAAATAGGGGTTCTAGAGTGCGTCGACAGGTATCCACTAATAAAAATTCTTTAGATTTCGCATCAAATTTGTGGAAAAAGAATATAGTGGAGATTAGTGTCCAACGTTTAGGAAAACATCGACATATGCGTATGTTGATGATTGGTGGTTTGTTTGGCATTACAGCCGCACATTTCACTGAGTTCCTAAAAGAAGGGGACTATATAACTGTCGACAGACAAGGAGCTCTTTATCATGTTCCTTATGAAGAAGTTCTTTTTAAAAAACTTGATAAAGAAGATTTGGTCCTTGTCCAATTCAGAAACCCTCATTTCCCTAAGTTCAGGGATATTCGCCACCAATTCCTACTGGAAGAGGACCTAAAGAGGGGAGTCTTATTTGATTCCCATCTAATTGTTGGTACCTCAGGTGGTTGTATAGATAAGTATGTCCGGAATATGCGTCATCTTGAAAAACCCATTTTGGGTGATGATGAGGTGTATAGGCCAGGACATTACTTATTCGGTGAAGTGCACACTCTAAATGGGGAATGTGGAAGTCCGTATGTGACGTATGATCGCAAAACACCACGGTGTATATTTGCAATACATGTCGCTGGAACCTCTTTCCTCAATAGACCTTGCGGTATAGGAGCAATTCTAACACAGGAAAGATTGGATTCTCTAATCCAATCAATGCCTATAGTAGAATTACCTGAACAAGAGACTGTTAAACCACAGTTCTTGGTTCCACAAGGATGTGAAGAGTTGGGCACTATGCCACCACACATGTCTGTACAGTTAAGTTCTGTTACTGCTATACGTGAATCTATGATTCATGGTATTTTGTACAAACCCTGTACTTTACCAGCAGTTCTTTCTGTGCAAGACGGAGTCAGTCCAATGCAACTGGCTTTGCGTAAGATGGGAGGACCATCTTATATAATAGAAGAGGAAATTGTAGATAGGATTTTCTCTCGTATTTTCGTTCCAGCAGTAACGAAAAAGATACTTACTATCGAGGAGGCTATTGGTGGTATAGACTCCGATCCCTATATTGGACCTTTGAAAACGGGTACATCTTCTGGGTATCCGTATATTCTTAAAAGAACCAAGAAAGGGAAGAAAGATCATATCTGGTGGGATGAAGAGTTGGGCAAGTATTCCATCTCTGAGTATATGAGAGAGAAATGTATTCAGAGGTTGGAGGCCTACAAGCAAGATGTGCGTGTACGCACAATTTGGGTCGATAACCTTAAGGACGAAAGGAGACCCATTGAGAAAGTCTTAGCTTGTAAAACTCGTATTTTTGTTACCCCTCCAGTAGATTTTTCGATAGTAGCACGACAGTTACAACAGACTTTCGTGTCTTCTATAATGCACTACCATCTCCGGGGAGAGTGTTTAGTGGGTATAAACCCTCACTCTCGCTCCTGGGGTATGTTGTTTCATAGATTGAAGGAAAAGTTTCCAAATCCATTATGGATAGCTGGAGATTTTAGTTCTTTTGATGGAACAATCCCATCTTCTTTCGGATGGGGCGTCTGCAGGTTTATCAATAGGTGGTATTCTGACGGGTATGTTGTTGCCCGTGAGGCCCTATATGATGACATAATAAATGCAGTCCATCTTGCAGGAAACACATTATACCGTGTTAACAAAGGAAATCCTTCAGGGATGCCCTTAACGACTATTTACAATAGTCTAGTGAACATGGCTCTAATGCGCTTTTGTTGGATGGTGCTTGTGGAAGCACTTGAATTACCTCTAGTTTTAGAGGATTTCGAAAAGAATGTTTCCATGGCAGTGTATGGAGATGATAACCTTTTGGCTGTCAATCCACACATGTACTGGTTTAATATGCGATCTATAGGTAAAGTACTTTCCACTATTGGGATGACTTATGGAGACGCAAGTAAAAAAGGCATAGAGAGGGATTTCGTGCCAGAGGAAGAAATAACATTTCTCAAACGCAAGTTTGTAACGAGAAGAGGTGTTGTTTATGCTCCTTTGGAAGAGTCCAGTATTCATGAGCTTACGAACTGGGTTCATGATACTTTGCCTCCTGATTTTGCTCTTGCGCAAAACTGCAATGACTATGTCCGTGAATATTTCCATTATGGAAGAGAAGTCATGGAAGCTAAGCAGCGAGAAATAAATCAGGTTTTAATTTCAAATGGTTTGGACCATATCCTGGTCGACTTGTCTTATGATGAGTTAATGGATACCTTTATTAATCATGATGTTTGAACAAAATTTGAGTAGAACGCCGCACTGCGCGCCTTCGGGTTCAACGCGGGGAGGGGAGACCCAACGGGAAACCCCCACTGACTCAGTTAATAGGGCTGAGCAGCAAGAGGACATTAGTCGGGTCAATGAGTCACTAGGTTTGACCACCTTTGGTGATGACTCCGGACTTAATGTAGGGACGGAGATGAGAAGAACTCATCTATATCATGATCCTTATCCTTCGCAGGGATTAGAGATTGTACTATCTCGTGTGTACAATGTGGGAAATTTAAGTTGGAATTCGGGGATGAATATGGGCACCTTCGTTATGACACTTTATTTTCCACGCGAGTTGTTTAGGATCAACAACATCGCCTCGAAACTTGCAAACTTCCAGTTTTTCCGAGCAGACGTCCGGGTTTCAATTAGGTTGAACGGAACCCAGTTCAGCTATGGAAAACTGTTGGTAGCATATTTGCCACATTATGTGCACCATGACCTTATCCCACAAAGGGATAGAAAAATGTGGTCTCTGCCAGCAGCATCATGTTGCCCACATGTGATAGTTTCAGCCAATACTAATGTATCGGAGGAATTCGTAATACCATATGTGACTCCTACACAGTTCGTAGATCTTTCCTGGAAGAATGCGGACAGATATTTTGGTATCGTGCGGGTTTTCATATTGAATCCTCTGAATTCTAGTAATAGTGCTGAGGTATCACCTCTACATGTTGCTATTTTCGCCAATTTTGAGAATATACATGTGGCTGGTCCTACCATCCATTCTTATATTCAAAAACAAGTTGGAGAGAGGGATGAGGCAGAGAGAAAAACACAACGACAGAGCATAGCAGGTAATTTCTCTAGCATTGTACAGGTAGCTAGGGATTTCTGCAGCTTGGGGGTTATTCGTCCTATAATCTCTAGGTGGTTGGGTTTTTCCAAACCTATTAATGTAGAGCCGCTAAGGAACGTACAATTGGACCTTAGTCGCGACATGTCTTTTGGTGAGGGACTAGACTATAGTAATAGACTTAGTCTCTACCCAGATTACCAGATAGCAACTGATAGTTGCAGTATCTTCAGAACAGACAAGGATGAGATGGATATGGCCTATATCCTGGGTACACCATTCTTATTTCAAATTGTCACTGTTCAAGCTGGGTTGTCCCAAGGGACAATAGTTGCGAAATTTCCAGTAGTGCCAACTATTGGTTATTATTATAAGGAAATATCATACTTTTCACACATAGCATGGTATTCCCAATTTTTCCGTTTCTGGCGCGGTTCTATAAAATACTGTGTAATGATTACAGCAGGGTCATTCACTAGTGGGAGGATTAGAGTATCCTGGCATCCAAATTTAATTGACATACCAAAGCAATTAAATGATGGGTCAGGTGACTATGTATCACATGTAGTTGATATTACAGGTGATACACGTTTTAATTTCTCCATCCCTTACCTGCAAGCTGTTCCGTGGTTACCTCTCGAACCATTAAGTTCAAGATCCGAGTACGATAGCAGGAGTGCCAATGGTGTGATAGTAGTATCAATTGTAAATAGTTTTAGAACTACTACAAACATCAATGCCAATCCTGTGTACTTGAATTTTTGGATTGGAGCAGGCCAAAATTTCCAATTTGGAAAATTTGGAGCCATAACAAGACAATATGGCATGAGAGAAGTTTTTGAAAAAGAGGCATTTCCTGCCCTTATTGAAGGGGAGGAAATGTTGGATAACAATCTTTGCATGGGAGAGAGTTATCCATCTTTAAGAGTCTTGATGAAGAGGTATGCTTCAAAAGGATGTTTCAGACTCTTAAAAACTTGTTTCTTATTTAAGAGAGGAAGTAGACGATGGAAAGGTGTGTATTTCCGACAATCACCACAAAGTTGGAAGGAAGACGAACAGTATGTTCAAGTGTCTTCAGTAGTAGCTGGTGCGGAAATACAGTATGAGAATAACCTCTACCAAGATGGCATTACTTTTACGAATATTTTTTACAAGCCATCTTTAGAAGTAGAGATCCCATACTACTCCAATGTTTACTTTCAGTATAACGTCTCTAATAATTTATTATATAGGTATCCTCGAGCCCATCCAGTGTGGTCTCGTCAACCGAATGTAATAATGAAGAGTGCTGGAGACGATTATATAGTGGGTTGGCTATGTAATCCTGATGCGATAGTGTTCGGCAAGAAGGATGAAGTAGACCAAAACACCCCTGACCTAAGCACCATGGGTCAATATTTCTTTGAGTAGCACGCAAAGAATCAGGTGGCAGCAGCCTGTCCCGCAGCTTAGAAAACATAATAGGGAGAAATGGGTTTTCATTTAAACCGGAACACAATTAGGGCGTATCCCCATGCGCGCTCGCGACCCACCTACGTACGTGGTCGGATAAACAGTAAGTATAGCTTTTTTCCTCCACGACAGGAGGTTTTTAACGCGACTTACTGGAAGCCCGAAATTGTAC